AGATTGACATGAAGTCCGAGAACTTCTTCGTCATCTCAGCGAGCTGTTTGCCTGTTGTGGCCGGGAAGATCTCTCGGAACGCATCGTGAATGGGCTTGATGACGGAAGCGAACGCCTTCACGGCATTACTGATGCCCTTGATGAGATCGTCTCGACCTCCGAGCTTCTTCCAGTCACTCAGCATCTTGTTCCGAGCATTGGACGAGTTGTTTACGACCTTGCCGATGGAATTGCTGATGCCGGTGAAAAGACCCTTGGCTTCGGTGAAATTACCGAAAATGGTCTGCCAAGTCGTCGTCCAGCCCGAACCGATCGCTTCTTTGGTGGTGTCGATGAGCTGGCTGAAAGTCTTAACCTGAGTGGCGGCTTCCTGTGCCGTCTTGGCCTGAGCTTGGATGGACTTGATCTGGGATTTACTGAAGCCCTCAGCCTTCAACTGCGCATTCGACATGTCGCCTGTGAACTGAGCCAACGTATTGGTCAGAACTTTAGACGTCAGCCACGACTTTTCGCCAGGTTTTGCCGTGATGGAATCGCGGAAAGACTTACCGCCGATTGTGACGTTCTTCATCTTGCCGGTGAGCTTGACGGCTCCGTCCGACAACGTGCCCATCTTCTCAGCGGTCTGAGCAAGAGCTCGCTGGAATACAGTGCCACCCATACCGGCGTTGACAACCGAGTTCCAGTCTTCGAGCGACACCTTGCCGGAGGCTATGGCTTGAGAAAGCTGATACATGGCGGTGGAAGCTTGCTCCGAATTGGAGCCAGACAAAGCCGCCAGGTTAGCGATGCCCTTGATCGACGAGACCGACTCCTTGAGACCGACACCAGCAGCCGTAAAGGTGCCGATGTTCTTAGCCATTTCGGAGAAGTTGTAAATGGTCTTGTCGGAGTAGTGGTTCAGATCATTGAGCGCACTGTTGACGTCCTTGAGAGTGGCTCCAGACGCCTGGGTGTTCGCCAGGATAGTTTGGATCGCATTCAGGTTCGTCTCGTACTCGTTGAACCCATCGACTATTGGCTGTGTCGTGAAAGACTTCGCAAACGCCAGACCCGCATTCACGGCTTTGGAAGTGATGGTGGCCAAAGCAGTTACGCCGACCACCGACAGAGCCTTGAACTTGTCAGCTACTGCTGCGACACCGTTTCCGATGCCGTCAAGCGAGAGCTTTTTACTGGCGTTGTCGACATCAGCAAAGTCTTTTTGTGATTCACTGGCGAACTTTCCCAGCCCGTCACCGACCTTGGCGATGCCGTTGGATACGTTGTCGAGACCTTTGGCGGAAGTCGGCGTCTCGAGCTGCTGAGTGAAACGACCGAGAGAATCTCGGCTTTTGGCGATGCCTTGTTCGAACGCCTGGTTGTCGAACTTCAACCGAACTATGCGTTCGTCGATGCTGCTCATGTGAGGGTCACCGCCTTCCAGACAATGTTAGCGATTTTGTCGAACACCGGTTGAATGGCCGGATTGATGAAGTCTCGACCTTGAACGTACCCGCCCGTGCCGGTGCCATGCCCCATTTGAAGCATGATGACGACAGGGAATCCGTTTTCGATGTCGGAGTTTGTCCAGGCGAGTTCATACAATCCGCCCGATCGGGAAACCTCGAAGCTCCACGAATGTGCAGCTCGTCCGGTTTCTTCTGGAGTTGCCGCAGAGAGAGCCGAGACACCCATCTGTCCGCACGATGCCAATATGCTCTGAATGTTGAGCTGACCGACATGATCGAGAAAGTCCTGAGTGTTCTTGAACGATCCCGTGGTCGTGATGGTTATCAAGATTCGACTCCCATTTTGACTACTCCAGACCAGTCATCTTTCGACCGGCGTCGAATGCCGCCGTGTTGCTGTTTCGGACGGCGTCGAAGGTTTCGAAGAAGAAACGAAGCGCGTAGGCTTCGTCTGCCGTGTACCCGTAGGGATCGAGCGTCAGAGGATCGGGATCCGTGCCGTTGAACGGGTGCGAAGAGAGCCAGGCCGCGATGTTTTCGACTTCTTCGAAAGCTGAACGCAGAGCGAGAACCGCACTTGCGCTCTTTGCGTCGATGACGCCCTTGCTGACTTCATAGCCAAGCATGGAACCTCCTTAGTTTACGGGGTAGCTGGTGGCGAGCGCGAGCCATGCCGGCGCGGAAGGAAGGTTGTTCCAACCGAGTTTGATCGAACCATCGGTACTGATTTCGAAACCGCCGGGCGTCATCGTACTCCCCATGGCTCCACCGCGATGCGGTTGGGACGGTGCGTACGCTGCCGGGATTGCTCCGGGATTCACAATTCCCGTGTACGTTCCGGACGTGAAAGTGCCTGTGGCACCGCCTCGGAAGTAAATGACTCCGTCACGAACTCGATATTGGATCTGAGCAGCAGTGCCGGCAGTGAAACCGGACGCGTAAGTCAGATTGATCCAACCACTATCGCCAGCGACTATTTGCCATTTCGACCAACCCGCAGCTGTCGTGGAAGTACGAACCCACATGTCCGGAACCAGTGTACTTCCGCCCAAGATCTGAGTCCAGGTCTGTTTCGTGTTACCAGAACTGTCCATGTAGGTTACGACTTCGCCGGACTTACCGCTGAAATCCCACGCAGTGGAATTCGCAGTGGTGTAGAAAAGTCTCGATTGCCCGACGGGGTAGCTGGAAGCGGCTGTGATCTGAGTGAAACTCGCCGATGCCAGGTTGTTCATGACCATGTTTTGCTGCCACGAAGTCCAACCACCACCACCAACGGTGGAACTGTAGCTTCGGATCCATGCGCGAGGAGAAGCGGTTCCGCCGTCATTCGAGTAGAACGTCTGCTCACATCGATCGGTGGCAACATAATTTGTCACCACCGTACCAAATCCGGAATTCAAGGACCAACCCGAACCCGTCGACAGATTCATCAACGAAATACCGAGAGGATAGCTCGTGGGGAGCGCGGTTTCCGCAACGCTCGAAAGGATCTGGACCTTGTTTCCCGGAATGGACGCAAGACCTGCTGGGGTCACGGCCAGACTTGTCGAACTACCAGATTGCGTTTCTGCGTTGGTGGCCAATTCGACCGGCCCGGCCAAGGTTGTGGTGGCGACTCCAAGAGCGCCTCCGTCGACCGTCGTGCCATCATGCTTGGTCAGGATGAGGTGATTCGCCGAATCGAACGCCGCGCTGACGATCGCTCCGTCTCGAATGGCCTGCATGGCCGCGGCGGTCATTCCTGTGACGGTAGCCATAGGACCACCTTTCTAGTCGGAACTGAGTGTGTAGGTTTCGTCGTCGATGAATACGGCGTTGTTCGACGTGATCTCGAACGTCTCGTCGTCCAGCATCCGAATAACGTCATACGAAGCCGTGACCGTGAACGTCCCATCGCCGTTGTCGACGACAGTCATGTTGGAAACGGTGTCGTAGACACTGATCAGTTCGTCGAACGTAGGAATTCTCGCGGAGTCCGAATCGGTGCCGTAGAGAATGTCTTCGATCTGCGAAAGAACCGTTGCATCCGTGGTTCGCGAGTCGATAACGATGTGGCCGGTTCGCTTGTACCCTTCCGTGGCGGGAGGCTTGGTAGTGATCTTCCAGCTGAAATCGTCCGGGTCGTTCTGCTCTTTCAGACTTCCGTGATTACGATCGGTTGGAGAAGCAAGAGCGTTATAGACGATGTGAAGCTTGTAACCGAAGTTGTCGCCCAGATCGTTACCGATCATACTCCGATAAGAGAATCCGAAGCTCTTCCTTCTCTGATGAGTAAGGAACATGCCCTGTCGAGGCTGGACGCTTCCGTCGCATGCTTCGAATTCGTCTGGATATGTGAAGGCGGTGATGGTTGCTTCGAATTCCTCGGGAGCCGAGAGATTCAAATACTTGACACCATCAATGTAGTAGGGCCTCGGATCGCCGCCGGAAGGACTTTCGTTGACGGAAGTCAAGCCGTTCCATACGACGCCTGGTTGGCCCGCGACGTAGAGGACGCCTCGATCGACGCCCGCCTCATAGAAGCGAGTGCCGACAGCGTCCCAGCCGAGCCGTGGCATGTCGAGTTCCTCCTCTCACCCGGAAGTACCCAGCTTTGCTCTTCGCTGTGCGTTCAGCTCTCGCTGCTTCTGGAGGATTTCGTTCCTGCTCATCTTCTTCTGCGGAGCGTTTCTCTGCCCACAAACTCGGATGAGAACGAAGAGCCGGGCCAAGTGCCAGTTCTCGCATTCCATCCAGATGTTCAGATCGATCATCCAAGAATAGATCAGTTCGGACGTGATGGTTTGTACGCTACGTCGATTCGATCCGCCATTGAACCAGGTAGCAGACATCTTGGCATTGACGTATTTGTCGATGTCGGCGAAATTCTCCGGGGTGAGATTTTCGAAGACTTCCTCGGGAACATTCGACGTCATCGTCATCGCTCTGACGTACCAGTAAACTTCTTCGTTGGTTTTGTCCTCAGTACTCAAGAACGGTTTCTCGAAGAACGATTCCCATTTTGACAGAGAGACCAGAGAGTGCTCGAGTCCCAGCTCGAACGTCTTCCTGTCAAACTTCTTCGTTTCTTCGTCGAACGTTTCGTCGCCTATTGGGACGTGAATGATGAGCACTCTCTGGCCTCCTTTCTATCGATGAGCCGGCTTACACGAAGTTGTACATCCAGTCGTCGTCCGTGACGGGCGGGAACTTGTATCCCTGCGCCGGAGCGGCGTTGACGATCGTGTCTTCGGTGATGACGACCGTTCCCGCAGTCTGCAGAACGTCGTCGATGTAGTAGTTGACGCCGGTGACGGACGGGATCGTGATGGTGTTGGTCGGCTGGTCGAAACTCGGCTGCGCGGGCACGACCTGCGTGATCGTGCCGGAGAACATCGCGATGACCTCGGCCGGGAGAGGGAGCCTGGGATCGGTCCCGACGGTGCCGTAGAGCGAGTCCCTGAGGGTTCCCAGAGCCGTGGCGTCCACCTGTGTGGAATCGATGGTCAGGCTCGCGGTCGGCTTGAATGGCTTCCCGGTGGACGGGTTCGTACCCAGGACCTCGACCGGAGTGGTGGAGATGTCCCAGCTGAGACCCATGGCCTCGGGCGAGTCGTTGACGGTCGCGTACGCCTTCTGAGAAGGTGCCGCCAGAGCGCCGTAGACCAGGTGGATCTTGTACCCGGCCTCGGGGTCCATGTCGTTACCGACCTTGGTCTGGTAGGACAGACCGAAGGTGCGTCGCGGCTGCTGACCGATCGCGATACCGGCAGTGGGAACTGCGGAACCGTCGCACTCGGCCCACTCGTCGGGGTAGGTGAAGGCCTCGACGGTGCCACCGAACTGCTCGACCGAGAGCAGGTTCAGGTACACCATGTTGTCGGCGTACTGCTTGTTGGACTCGGCACCGGAAGGGGACTCGGTGAGGGTCGTCAGACCGTTCCAAGCGACGCCCTGGTCGTAGATGCCGTTGTTCTGGAGATAGAGGACGCCGTTGGACACACCGGTCTCGTAGGTGCGCTCACCGGCCTTGTCCCACTGAAGGACGGTCATGGTTGTGTTGCTCCTCAGAAATAGAGCTCGAAGACGTCATGGTTGAGGTTGTCTGCCACGAAAAACCTGTTGTAGGTGCATAGCGGCAAAGCCACAACCTTAGCCAGGGTCTCATCGGCAGGATCCCTGGAAATATGCGTTAGTTGATAACGCTGAGTGTAGCGGTACGGCTTGTTGCCTGCGAAATTAGTGCGAGCACTGTCTCGCTGGTACACAAAGCAAGGATACTGAATTTGCACATTGGACGGGGGCTGGAAATATACGTTCCCGCTTCCCAGCACCCCCTCAAGAAGTGTCTGCAGCTGTTCCCTTCGGTCCGTTGTAGACACCTCCCAATGTCAGGAGCAGTCGGGGACTCCGAACTTCGACGTCCGAAATCGTCCACAGAGTCCCCGACCACTCGACATAGCGAATGGCAAAGAAATTTGCGTTAGCGTACGCGTCAGCAACGATGCTGATTGAGTTGTTCACGGAGAGATCGCCATTGACGTACGGTCCGTCACGAAGTTGCCGAATATTCCGTTGGACTTCACCGAAATAAGTCTTCTCGATGATCACGTCGTCCCAGATACCGGGCTTCGTCTCAACAGATGTGCCGTAACCTACCTTTCCGAAAAATCGTGCCATTGCCGGGGCTCCTATCGGTGATTAGGAGGCCTTGCGCTTGAAGACCCACGTCGCCGTGTCGGTCTCGAAGTAGTAGCCGGACGTCGGCTGGGCGTACACCGTCGTGGAGGCACCGGCCGCCAGAGCGGTCTGGTCGCCGGCGGTGAGCGTGGTGCCGTTGCTGTCCTTGTAGACGACACCGGTCTTGGTCGGGATGGTGACAACGCCGGTGGTGGAGTTGAAGGCGGGCACGGGCGGGTCGACCAGGACGTTGGCCGCCGCGGTCTTCTTGATGATCAGAGCCGACTTCGGACGGACCAGTGCACCCGACATGCGGGTTTCCAGCAGGTACTTCTGCTGGTTGTAGTCGATGTCGAAGTCGTCGAACATCGTGAGCTCGCCGCCGCGGTCGGTACCGACGTTGTAGTCGTCCAGGTTGACGATGATGCCGACGAGGTCGGTGATCTCCTTCATCGGCTCGACCAGCTGGATGTCCTTGACACCGAGCGCGTCCGCGACCTCCTGCTTGTTGGCGTAGAACCGGCGCTGGTTGCCGTCACGCGCCTTCAGGAACTTGTTGAGCTGCGGGACGGTGGTGAACAGGGTCGGCGTGCCGGTGCCCTTGTAGAACTCCATGCCGTCCATGACGGCGTCCACGACCTCCTCGTAGTTCGAGTTCGCGTCGTCGACGTTGACGGTGACGGTGGTGACGAACAGCTCGTGGTCGTTGTAGATCGAACGGACGCCAGTACCGTCGGCGGCGCCCAGCGGGTCCTTGACCTTGTCCTCGTCGGTCACGTCACGGCCGTCGCCGATGAGGATCGCGCGGGCGATCTCCTCTTCGGTCATCAGACGCATCTCGCCCTTGAGGAAGGCGACGACGTCGAAGTCCGTGATGTCGAGCATGTCGTCACGGTCGAGCTTCTGCTTCTTGTAGATCGTGGTCGGGCCGGTGGTCCGCTTGGTGACGCCGAACCACTCCTCCATCTTGTAGTTGCCCTTGATGTAGCCCTTGGCGCGGGCCTCGTCCTGGGTCAGGTCGGCGGTGAAGGTCTTGATGCGGGAGAACGGGGTGTGGCGGGTGCCAGTGAGGATCGACGAGACCCACTCGGTCCGACGCTTCTCCAGCTCGATGACGCCGGTGGCCGCCTTGGCGTCCGGGAACAGCACGTCGATGTCGGTGATGCCGTGCTGGAGGGCGTAGTCCTCGACGGCGTCCTTCAGGGAGCCGAGCTTCTCGGCGTGCTTGACGATCCCCTTGACGTCGTCCTTGGAGAGGGTGTGCGTCAGCGAACCACCCTTCGTGGCGGCGTCGCTCTGGTCGAAAACGTTGCGCGACATGTCGTCGCCTCCTTCGTTGTTGGAGAGGGCGGAGTGCTGAGCGTTGTCGTTGGCGGCCTGCTCGAGAGCGACGCCGATGAAGTACTGTAGTACGTCCTGCTGTTCGGGAGACATCGAGTCGTAGACGTCCTGGACAGTGGCGTCAGCAGCCACTGCGTGAGAAATGGCGGAGTGCTCCGCACCTTCCTCGCCGTCGGTCTCGTCTTCGGTCTCGTCTTCGGTCTCGTCTTCGTCGGACTCTTCGGCGGCATCGTCCTCTTCGTCACCGAGGGCGTGCTCGAGCTCGTAACCCCAGATGACTGCTTCGTCATCGAGAGACTCCAACGAGCCGTCGCCGTGCTGGAGGTTGACGTAGTCGATCTTCGCGCCGGGATTGGCGCCAGCGAGAACCAGACTGACTTCACGGATGTTCCCGTGCATGACCCGCTGGTTCTTCTCGTCCAGGTTGTTGGCGTAGATGGAAAGGGAGTGAACGTCCTTGTGCTGGACCATCGCCTTGGCGTTGACGCCCTGCTTGGTCTTGTTGAAGAACCCATAGGCGTAAACGCCCTCGTCGCGATCCTCGAGTATCGCGTGGCCGAGAATGTTCTCCACGCTGGCATGGCCGTGGTTCCAGACCAGAGGAACCTGCTGCTGATCCATGTGCTCGAAAGCACCGCGCATGATGGTTCGACCGTCAGTGCACTTGAGACCAGCCTTCGTGGCCCAGCCGCCGAAGTCGGCTTCGATTTCGGTTGCCATTTTGACTGCTCCTTTCTACTTCTTCATGTTGGTCTGAGATCCGAGGGCGCCGCTCTTGTGCATCTTCTCGATCCTCGCTCGGATGGTTTTCACTCTCTCGTTGAGGGATTTGACCTCGTCCGAAAGATCGCTGTTAGTCGCCGTGCCGTCTTTGATGGCTTGTTCGCGACGAACTTTCTTCTCAGCTTCTGCTTTCGCCTTCTTCTGAGCAGCAGTAAGCCTCTGAGATTTGGCGATTGCCTTCTTCTGAGAAACAGCAGTCTTCTGGGAGGAAGTTGCGATCGGCTTGACCCCGCTGCGTTTCTTGGCCTGATCGACTAGAACCTTTAGCGCCGCTTGGAGCTTTTCGAGACGACCTTTGAGAGCTGTCACTTGCTCCGAAAGATGGGCGTGCCGTTCTTTTGCGATCTCCGCTCTCGATTTGATCCGAGGTTTCGTCGCCTTCACAGAGCCGTGATTACGACCCTTCAGTTGACGATTCTTCAGATAGTACTCTCGGCGCTTGGCCGCGTCGTACACGTGCGAGAGGGAGTTCTCATCCATCCGGAATCCCGAGTGTCGAGAATATGGAGTCAACGACGTTGTTGACGTCGTCTAGTCCACTCTGAACTGCAGCATCGCCAACTGCTGTTGGATCAGCAGTGGGGTCGGTCCCAGGCATTGCACTGGATGAACCACCGTCCGTGGATATCCCCGATTGTGGCATGTTGCTGTTGACGAGTTGATCAGCCTTCGGGTCCTTCGACGGACGCCAGCCGATTGCTTGACGCATTTCGTTAGCCGAAGCAATCTCGTTGCGAGAGAACACGTCCGCAATTTCAGCAATTTCCTGCAATGGAACAAGCTTGAACGGATCGCGGAAGTACATGATCGACTGGCCTTGCGTCCGAGCAGTCTTGGTCAAGAAGGTGCGCTTCATGGCCTCGGCGATTGCTTGGATGACTGGTTCGATCGTCCGGTTGAAGTAGTTCAACATG